GGCCCGTACCCCGCGACATAGTTCGCGCACTCAGAGGTCCGCAGACGTGAGTCTTGCCCGGCAAACAGACTTCCTACTTGTCGTTTCTACCTTTTTAACCCTCTCTCCATAGTTTGAGGGCCCCGAAGGGTAGTGGGATTGTACCACGATTCAAGTCGTGATCCCTAAAAGACGATCCAAGCGGTGAGCATTGCCAACGCTCGCTATGGGGAAACCCAGAAACGATGTGGTTTCCGCACAACTCATCCTATCGTAGCCAGCGAATCAAAGGCCTGGCGCCAAAGATCCAACTTACGATAGCCTTCCTCCTCCTCCTCCGTATTCCACTCCTCAGGAAGGAGAAAGAATCCGGGCCTCTTTGAATTGGAGGCATGACAACGGCGTCCCCAGCCGACGAAACTGAGGAAACTCCTATAGGGCCGGGCCCTATAGCCGTATGTCCGACGTACTAATCCGTGACTAGGATTAAATACGTCTCTCTTCAAACCTCCCCTACGTCCATTCTCCCAAAGGAAAGACCGTAAAGCCTCGCTTTCAATGGACGTCGGATCTCTCCCGTAGATCCGACGCAATCCTGACTCGTCCTGAAGTTCGACCTTCCCCGGGAGGGGAGTAAAAGATCGAGTCCGAGCCAGTTGCCTCTCTCGTAACCAAGAGGCATAGGACGTATGTCCTAATTGCGAGGGGAGAAAACCCCATCTCGTTCCGATTCGGGAACGCCAAAAGGCGTCCTCCCATTGGTGGGAAAGCTTACAGGCCTCTGCCATGTGAAGCAATCCTGCAAAATCGGAAGGAGCCCCGCCTCTCCGAAGATGGCGAACCTCTCGCCATCTTCCCCCTCTCCTTAAGAATACCGTCGAGTTAAGCTCGACGATATCCCGCGCACGGATCGTCTTGTCCTGATTCAGCCGGAACCCAGAAGGGTAGTCACAAGCCAGGACAGGTCGTGAGGCCGAGATGACTGTGTCATCCCCGTTCACGAGAAAACGTGCGTGTCTGTCAAATCTGGCTGCCCAGGTGGCAGCACAGTAAGACTGGATACAAAGGAGAGGGAAGGAGAGGTAGGAACCCATCATCTGTCCGTGACGGACTCGACGATGCACCCCTGCCTGATCCCGGATAACCGGGGAGAGCGAGGCCTTTGCGAGTAATCGCAAAGACCGAGGGATCTTCTCAGAAGAGAAGAAAGCAACGTCAAGAATGGTCTCAGCAACATCGTGACTAAGACCATCAGTGGCAGCTGTTAGATCGACCGAGGTCTGAACAGCATTCACACAGACAGATGTCATCCTATCTTCGGTCGGTGGACCGCAAAGAAGCCAGTCAGTCCCTCTCAGGTGAGAGTAGATAAGTTTATGCAGAGGGGCTAGAAGCTCCACTGACTCATCAAAGATGACCAATGGACGAAGCTTACCTGCAGACAGGACTTCTTTGTATCTCGCCTCTGTCAACGGTCGCAAGTCCGTTTCAGAAGTAGTCGAGGTAAAGAACTCTCCACGACGACCAGCCCAAAGGTGGTCGGCTCTCGAAAACAAAGGTTTCCGAGAAGACGGGTTAGGGAGATGATTACCAACAAAATTGTGGTAAC